CGATAGGTGACTGACCACCAACTTGCATTGTAATATTATCCGGTAATTGGTCGATTCTGGTAGTATGCTCTGACATATTTATATTATATCACATTATCAAAATAATAATGTAATAACGCATGGGGGGTGTTTTATTCATTATTCCCTAAAAATGATAATCCTGTGCTTGTAGGAGGGGCACCTTCTATATTTTCATCGGTTGTGATATCGAGCACTTTCTTAGTATCAGCATCACATTTAGAAGAAGATGCTGCATACTTATAGCACTTTCCGTCATATTTATAAATTTTATTGTCAAATTCTTTTATGATTGGTCCATTAAATACTATACAGTTCTTATCAGAGCAAGTACGTTGAAATAGTGTAGCTAAACCAATTCCTAGTAATATAGATATAAAGACACGACCTAATTTCGTATTTAATAATCTTTGGAGGTTCATATATATATTATATAATAACAATAAAAAATTTACTCATATTATTGTTATTACGATTGAATGGGTAATTTTGATAATTTACTTGAGTCGCTAGGACATTCCACGTCCTGTTCTTCTATTGAAAAACAGTTATTGGCTTTATCGCGATATTGAATGGAATTTACATTTTCATGTGTGGGGTATACTATAATCTTTCGATTATCAGGTGATGTGATATATACAGCAAATATCCCAAACGCCAAACTAATAAGAAACGCAGGTATATTTATAAACTTTAGTAATCTCATTATATAATACCTGTTTATTTTTTTCCATTACTCTTTTTCTTACCCTTATTTTTACCCTTATTTTTACTTTTTTTTACGGTATTCTGTTTAGGTTCTGTTTCACTAAACGAAGCGAGTAACTCATCTTCTATTCGTGACTGGTCTGCTGAAGTACGCTCCTGTTTTATTCCATCTGTTGTTGAAAAAACGAGCTTACCTGTAACTGGGTCGCGCTTTATATTAGATGATTTATTCGCCTCTGCTTTTTTACGTAATCTGTCTCGGGTAGATTCTTGAGTAGTCATTCGTTTCAATGCATTAATGTCCATCTTAGCATTTTTACCTAAACCCATACCCCCTGCGAATTGCTTGAACATATCATTTACTTCTTTCGAACCACCCAAATCCTTCATTTTATTTAATATTTCCCCTGCTTCTTTCATCAACTCGTCTTTCGATATTTCACCACTATCCATTTTCGTCTGAAGTTTACCACTTACCTTTTTAACCATGTCCATCATTTGCTTTGGGTTCTTCATTAATTTTTTCATAATATCTTGTTGTGACGCATTCTTTGTATCGGTTTTCATCATATCCTCGAAATCAACCGAGATCTCTTCTGCCAATTCCTTCGCCAATTTACCAATTTTTCCGTCAAAAATACCCTTCAAATGTTCATGAATACCATCTACATCCGGCATAGTATTATCACTTGTGTCAAAACGGAATTCTCCACCAGAAATGTCTGGTTGACTCATATCAGTATCATTAAAAAAACCTGTGAGACCTTCCATGGTTTCCTTGAGTTTTTCCTGTAGAACATTATCATCTATCCCTTCAAAAATGTTTGCTGTATCACCAAATTTACTCTTATCCTCAATTGAACCCACGGTCACGAATAATAATAATTGTAAATACTTCCATAGTGTTTTTGTTGTATTCTCACTAATCCCATCACAATTAAATAGTAGTCTAAAATCTACATCGGGTAAAAACATTACATTGGAAGTATCGTCTTTATTGAAAATGTCTGTGTTTTGATATAAAATATCAAAAAAACGTTCAGGGAATACGGTTACCATATAATCGTGTAACTCTTTTAATTCAGAATCATCGCAATCTACCCACATGGACCATTTGTCTTTATATTCGGGGTATGTGTTATTTAAATCGTTTAATAAATCACATACTGTGCTCTTAAAATTATCAGGTAATTCACTCATTTCAATACAAAAAGTATGCCTTTTTGTTTATATATTTATTTTCCTTAATATTTTATACAAATATACACATTCAGTAGTGTAGTAAACAAAAATATATGTAATAATAATAATATTTTATATTGTATATAAAGAGGGATGTTTGATTACAGTATATTATCCAAAGAATTTGATGAAATAATAGAAAAACGTAACAAAATTAAAGAAAGATACAAAACACTTGAAATTAAGCTTTCTAACATGAAATCTAAATATAGCTCACTTATTCAAAATAACCAAAAAAAATTATTTATATATTGTTTAGATTCGTTCTTTTTTCAATATAAAATTCTTTTATTGGAACTTGAACATTACGATAAGGTAAATAAATCGGTTTTAAATAGGATGTACGGTGATTACTATAAATTATTTATTGGAATAGTCGAAAATTGTAAAAATACCGCGTTTGAAATAGATGGACTTACTAATATGGAAAAAATACCATCTTATAAGGACATTGATATTAATATTGAATATAAAACAGAAGACTTAGTTAACTTACACAATAATATTTTAGAAATATTAAAACAACTTACAGTGCATTACGAGAATAAAAATAAAAATTTACTATCTCATGATGAAGCAAGTGACATCGGGTTTTCTATTACTAGTTTTTTAGATACTTTAGGATATGAGAATCGTCTATTATACGAACAGATTAAACTGTATAATAATTATTTACAATTTTATCATTCTTCGCAAAATGGTTACTTGGATAAAATATTAGGTAAGATGATAAAATTTGGTTCAGATATAGACAATGAAGTTCTCGTAAATCACAAGAATATTAAAACGGAATCAATGTCGAAATTTAATATTATTAAACAAAAATTTAATAGTGGCACACTATTGAGTAGTTTGAAAAACGGTAAAAATACAGAAGAAGAAAAGGTAAAAGTTGTGAATACAGAAGAAGAAAATGTAGAAGAAGAAAATGTAGAAGAAGAAAATACAGAAGAAGAAAATACAGAAGAAGAAAATACAGAAGAAGAAAATGTAGAAGAAGAAAATGTAGAAGAAGAAAATGTAGAAGAAGAAAATACATAAATTGACGATAAAAAATAAGTGATAATGATGATATTATAATGCAATGCTAAACATAATTTATTTGTTAATGACTTATAAAATTGGCAGTAAGTGTCTTTATTTCTGTGTTACTATATATATAATGGATAATAATAAAAAACGTAGTAATAGTCCTGTGCCTCCATCAGAAGTTGGTTCTTATAAAAGTCAAACGAAATTATCTAGCATTGATGCCAATACTGGTGAAAAAAAAACCAAGGAGAAACCCATTAAATGGTCGCCAGAAAATGAAGAAATTCTTGTAGAATGGTGTGACGTCGCAAAAGTATATAAATGGTTGAGTGCAAAATCTCACACAAAATATCGTAAATTAAGTGCTAGATTTACATTACCAGCAATTACGCTATCCACTATAACCGGGACCGCATCTTTCGCACAATCCAGTCTACCTCTATCATTACAAGCATACGCACCAGCAGTTATTGGTTCTATTAATATTTTTATAGGTATTCTTACTACAATTCAACAGTATTTGAAAATAGGAGAATTGAATGAAGCATATAGGGTTTCATCTATTGCTTGGGATAAGTTTGCGCGTAATATTAAAATAGAATTATCAAAGGACCCATCTGAAAGAACAGACGCAGGACAGTTTACAAAATTATGTAGAAATGAATATGACCGTTTAATGGAAACCAGTCCGCCAATTGAAGACGATATCATTAAACTATTCAAATCTACTTTTAAAGGTAAAGCAAATTCGGAAGCACGTGTAATATATGACGAATTAAGAAAACCAGACATATGTAGTACTATAGTAAGTTGTAATACTACAAGAAATCCTTGGTATAAGAAGATAGACCAACAAACAAATATAGGCGAATTTGATGATATAGAAATGAGTGGTAATGTAGATTATTCGATTAAAGAAAGGTTAGATGCTGACGAGAGTAAATTAGAGGAGTTAATAAAATTTAGACAATTTGAAGAATCAGAGAAATTAAAGGGACAACAAATCGAACAAATGCGTCAAAGTGATATAAAATTAAAAGAAGATTTGATTTTTAAAGAAATTCAAAAGATTAGAGATTATATTGTAGAATTTAATGAAATTAATGGTCGCGCACCCATACAAGAGGAAATCGATAGTAACATGAAAGATAAGGTGAGTATTGAAGCAATTCGTCGTTTTAATAGTGTAGATGATATAGTTTAGGTCTTTTCGTTTTGATTTTCGTTTGTTTTGAAAAATAACCATATTGATTCAAATGTAATTGATACTACAAATATCACCATAAAACCTAAATATTTAAGTTCGGTATAAGATATTATATATAAAAGTAATAATGCGAGTAAGCGATACGTATTATAGTTGGATTCACTTCCTAATGTTACTCCAATAAGAGTACCATATATTATACACGGTATTATTACTCTCCGTGTGTTCCCGTGTAATCCCGGGGCTAATGCTATCACACTAATTAATTTTGGTATCCATCTCACAGACCATAAAAACCATCGTAAAACCTTATTTTTTGCATGGTCTTCGAATTGTATTGAATCATGTCCCCAAGATTGACTATCATCTTCAATGTATTGTCCTAAAATCCCATTCACTATTTGGATTACAGTATCAATCGTTTCATTTACTATACCTGCTTGTTGTGGTTTTTTTAATTCGTTTACACGCCATTTTGCGAATTCTAATGGTGTTTTATAATGGGGGTCATATGCTTTAGTTATAGTTTGTATATCTTGATCCATTGTATTTATAATATGTGTCTATTTTTATACAGTACAACTACCTATATATTTATTATTTAACAAACATATATAAAGTGTGTTTGCCATATTACTATACCTAGTTAGCTAGAACAAGTTACACGATTGTAATGTCCACTTTTTCCGAAACCGCTTCTATCTGTGATTCCGATAATTCGACGGATAGTATTGATTATAATGACCTTACTGCCGACGAGAAGGCAGATGTTGATGAATTTAAGAGATTGTATGAAAAGGATAAGTATGTGATTCATAAGCGATTGCCTGTGAACACTCAAAATAAACACGGTTCTGATACTAATAAAAAGTCTTTCTACAATAAAAAAATTGTTATATATTCTACTAGAACCACACCCAGGTCGAGTATTAGAGACCCTGTATATGGAACTTTTTCAAAGGATAAGGTGGGTTCAAAGGATGAGTATAATTATTTCAAGGTTCGTATGGCGGATTTTGCTACAGAAGACCGAACACCACTAACGCTTTTTTACGATAGTCCCGAAGGTTATGAGAAGCACCAATATACACGGGTATCTGCAGAGATAAAGAACAAATGGCATGATAGACGTACAAAGTATGCTGGTTTCAGCACTCCGCGATTTGATGGTCCTAAGTCAATTATGGTTAAGTAGAGCATTTTAGAAGCATTATAAATTTATATAGTAATTATAATATTTAATTACTATATACCAGTATGTTTACATTAGGAGGTCCTAAACTAAACGCGATTAATAATGGAATAACTAATGTTAAAAAAGGTATGCCATTGAAAGACCTGACATCTGATAATAATTCATCATTTGCTATGGGGAGAATGTTATATAGTAAAACCACTGAAACTATTACTACCGATGAACAGAAAAATCAGAAAAAGTGGTTTGGAAACCGCGATAGTTCAGATGTTGTCCAACGACGCAAGTTGAATGCGACCGGTGAAAATTCGCTTAATATGAATTCGAGTGCTTTCGCTTTCACTAACACCAATAATACAAACGATGCCAGACAAGCATTAGCCAAAACAAGAAAAAGTGGTGGTGGTATTCCAAAGAAGGTATCTGGTTCTACTGATATTTATAGATAAATATAATATTATTAATATATAGTATGTTTAACTATGCGACATATAATGGCGTGCCTATTATTACATATGGTTTAATTGGTTTAACTACTTCTGTATTGGGGTTGGTTACACTCAATCCATCCATATTAGAACTAAAGGAGGATGGAACACAAACAACTATTTCTGATGTAATTGGTTTAGATAAAATTAGTGTGCCTGAACTTCCGTCATATCTTCCTGGATTAAATGGAATGCCACAACCATTTTCGGGAGATGAATCCGATACAGATACTGTAGATGAGGACGATACCGAAGACGACGAATCAGACGAATCAGACGATGACGAACCTATATCAGAACAATCAAGTGTTATGAACCCATTGCGTAAAGGTGGTCGCAAAACGCGAAATAAGCGTAAGAATAAGAGGAAAACCAAACGTAAGAAATAAATATGACGAATGTATATATGCCATATTTATTTACTCAAGAATTGATGGATAGTTTCTCCAAAGAGGTTAAACAAAAATTTAGTGACTATAAATTGGTTTTCGGGCAGGATATTAAATCATTCGATACAAATAAAATGACATTAAGAGGAAGATCAGTTAATAAAGATGATACACCGGATTACGCGACATTTTTAAACAAAATTGTGAAACCTTGTATAGGTAAGGATAATACAAGTGGTGGTGTGAACCCAGAGTACGCCATACAAGCAATAAAGGCTGCTATGACGAAGGCAAACTATATTGGCACTAATATGCAGGTATCCGCTGCTATACGTAAACACGACTTATTATTTATAACAAAAACAAAAACAAAAAATGACATAACAAGCAAAATAAGTGATGATAACATTTTATTAGATGATATACAGGGTTTTATAATAACAGAAATTGGAGAATGTAGTCTGTACCCATCAATTCCTGCATTAAAAATAATATGCTCAAATCAGGCAGTTTCAAGATATTTAATGTATATATACATTAAATCGGTAAAGCATATTGGACTAAATACGGGCTTATTGGAACTCGCTGGTAGTTATAATAATGCCAGTGGAATGTGTTTATATAATAAGTTCGGTTTTAGAGAGGATTCTACATTAGATGTTGTTTCTTGTTTTGGCGAAGGAGTAAATACACTGGGAATGCGTGCCGCGTTGGATGACCAAGGATATGACAAATTGGATGACGTTTTACTTGGAAAGGAAAAACAAATAAATCTTAAATCCAAGAATAACTTGGATAGCGAACCTATGTGTAATAAATCAATTGACATAGGAAAGGCAAACTCTAATGCACAATCTGAGTATATAAATCGTAGAACTGATAATCGTAAGTACCTGATTAGTTTGTTCAAAGATAACGATGAAGATGCAATTAAAGAATTGCTTGATATTAATAATATTGATTATGATATTTTAAATGGCGATGGTAGTAGCAACACAAATTACGCATTAAAAGAATTGATTGAAAAAGGAAAAATTAAGGCAGTCACCGATAAACAATCCTTAAAAGATGTAATTAATCAACCCATTATTGTGTATAATAGTTCTAATAGTTCTAATAGTTCTAATAGTTCTAATAGTTCTAATAGTTCTAATAGTTCTAATAGTTCTAATAGTTCTAATAGTTCTAATAGTTCTAATAGTTCTAATAGTTCTAATAAATCCAAAAAAACTAATAGTTCTAATAAATCCAAAAAAACTAATAGTTCTAATAAATCCAAAAAAACTAATAGTTCTAATAAATCCAAAAAACGAAAACGACCAAGTAGTATTGAACCAAGTGTAAAACAATTGCGATATGATAAATTGAAATTAACTCGTAGAAAGAATGATATTATATCAAATGCAGCTAGACGTAAGCTACATGTACCATATGATAAAATAAACAAATATAACAAAAAAATATCAGACTTACAATATAACATTACTAACAAATAAAACAAATAGTGTAATACAATGTTAAAAGTATTTGATAATGCCAAATACAAAACAAAAAAGACAAATTATCTTTGTTGTTTTGCTCCTTCCAGGAATCGAACCTGGGTTGACCGAATCAGAACCGGTAGTGATAACCAACTACA